CTTGCCGTGAACTGGGTCGGCACGACAGGGTTTCCGGGGTCGTAGCGGTACGGGTTTATGTCTTGAACCAGATATCTTTGGCGATCTTTCTGGAAAAGGTCGTATCCTGTTTCTCTAGGCACAAAACCTTCCAGATCGTCCACCGTCGGCTGTTCAACTTCTTCTTCGTCGAACGCGCCGCCAAGGTACGCGGCTCCCGCTCCGAGAGCCAATGTTGGGCCGTACTTAGCAAGCATAGTTGGTTGAGCAGAAGCCGCAGCAGCTTTCAGACCCGCCTCACTAGGTTTTACACCAGCCTTTGCCATTTTGGCTAGGTATTCTGCTTCTTTCTTCGCCACATTTGAGGCAATGTCTTTTGCGCTATCGCCGCCACGGAAAAGATAATCACCGGCAGTTGTCAAACCCTCGTCTATCGATTTACCTGTTGAGCCGAATAAACTTTCAAGTGTGGATACGTCCTTGGGCGGGATCTGGGTGCCAACGTTTTGTAAAGTTGAAGTTCCTTGGGATGCCATGATGTTGCCGGTTCCCAAAGGTTGACCAGATGCCGTTATGTTAGGACCCGCTACTACCTGATTGCCTGCATAAAAGTTTCCTGCCTCGTCCATTGGCAAGTTTAAGGCTTGGGCCTGTTCAACCGCAGAAGGGGTGCTGGTAAGATTTACGGATGTAACATTGGGATTAAGGTTTGGCGCT